GAGGTGAGAGTGCAAATCCTCAATTAGAAATGCTTTCTTTTATCATGACTGGACTATTCTTGATGTTTGTTCTAGATTTGACGGTGCGTAAGATTAAGTAATAGATAGCTATATAGATATTAGCACGGAGTGCTATATAGAACGAATAAACTCCCACTTCAAATCCTTACAAATCTTTTCCCAAATCTTGTCTTGAGCATATAGTTTATCACGGTTTTTCAGTAAAGGAAAGCAGTGAAGAAAGTCGTCGAGATCCAAGAGTTCACATAACTTATATAGAACATAGGAATACGACAAGAAATTTGAGCGTTCTGCAGGACAATGCTTCTGGAAACTAGGCTGAATTTCTTTAAAGAGATAACGCAACTTCTCTTCCATTTCACGATCCATAACTGGCGCCGTGTGTCCATTTAACCTTGACAAGATATGAGGTACGTGTTCATAATACGAGTTATATTTTAATTTCTTCAAGATTTCTCTTATTTTACTTCTATTCAATGAAGAAGGTTGAATACGCTCTTTCTTAATCTGTCCCTGAATATTTTCGAAGACTTCCTCAGGAATTTCAGTACTTTCCTTCGCCTGAAATTGTGCTAACCACTCATTAAAGTGATTAATACGCTTATATGCGTAATAAGAAATTTCTCTAGGAGGGTCCTTGTAAGAAGGCTTATCTGAATCCATCAAGATAAGTTTGTGGAAACCACAATGTGGACATGATATCGTGGCATCATTGATAGAAATTCGCATATCTTCACCGCATGCATCACAGACAAAAGAAGTATCGTTTAGGGCGTTCATAGAAGGCCTATTATAATGAGGATCCATTCTCTGTAAATACTGATCTAGCAAGGCATCTCTGCGCAAGGTATCTCCACCATGCTCTCTTCCATTAGAATACGAACTAGAAGGCAAGGGAACTTTTACACCACTAATATCTTGTTTCGACGCATTCTCCAGAGCTTCAAATACACTACCTGGTCTAGCCCTATCGGCTACATGAATTACATTGTCTGCTCCACGGTTAATTCTGTCCTGGATATCATAGTATTGGAATAACAGGTCACCTGTCTGTAAATAGTAGTCGAAGACAGCGCCCTTTTCATCCTTTGTATCCAATTCAGCCTTTACTGTTTTAATCTCCTGTTCTAACCGATATCTCTCAACATCACATTGTTCGACCCTGTAAGTTCCAACAAGAGTTGAATATGAATTTTTTAATGTGCTAACCTGTTCATTTGTGTCCTTCACCTTAGACAAATAGTGCTGATGGACAGTATCAAGAGTTGTTCGGGCTTCTGGGTTAGACCGTTTTGATGGCCTTATCTTGAAGAAGGGGTCACTCATGTACTATAGGGTTTCCTATGCATATTCTTTAGCCCCAGGTCTTACCGTGCGTAAGGTATGGCTCTATATTTCCTCCGGTATTCATCCGTGCCCTACAAAAAATTGATGTTAGAAGTTAGTGACTAGTTGTAATGAAATTTACCAAGGAACTACTGGAAACCATAATGGCAGAAGGAGGTGGAACTATATTAGAGGCATATCCGCGATATAACCAGAGATTGCGAGTAAAATTTAGATGTTCCTGTGGCACAGAGACTTCAAAGAGATTTGAGATGTTAAACTTGTACAGACTACCATTCTGTGAACCATGTAGCCTCAAGGTTAAAGAAAAACACAAGCAAGAAACTAATCTTAAGCGATATGGTTGTACAAATACAGGATCCACACAAGAAGTAAAAGATAAAATTAAGAAATCATATGAAGAACATTTTGGAGGTCATCCAAAGAAAAACAAGTACGTTCAAGCAAAATGGGCTGCAACATGTCTAGAAAAATATGGCGGGCATCCAAATCAGAATAAAGAAGTTCAAGCAAAATCTGAGGCAACCTCTTATCATTATAAAACATATATGATGCCCAGTGGCAATCTAGTAAAATACCAGGGCTACGAAGATAAAGCATTAGATGAACTGGTTCAGCTATATGAAGAGGAAGATATTTGTATTGGGCGAGCAAATATTCCATCAATTGAATATAATATAGATAATAAGAAACATATATACTTCCCTGACTTCTATATCAAATCACAAAACAAGATTATTGAAGTGAAATCTAACTGGACAATTCAGTTAAGAGGTGGAAATATCGAAGAGAAAGCTTTAGCAACTGTAAAGGCAGGGTACAAATATGAAATCTGGATATATAATGATAAGAAGGTCAAAGTTCAGACGAAAATCTACGGGTAATAATCTCTTGAAATATCAAGTTCAAGCTTAAAATACCTCCCGGCTGATTTTGTCAATTTGGCAAGTTTTGGCGGATTTTCGCAAAGTTCCCAATTTTTTTTCTATAGCATGTGTATAACAACATGACCGGTGGGGGCCTTATGCAATTGGTAGCTTATGGCGCTCAAGACGTTTATCTAACCGGTAATCCCCAGATTACCTTCTTCAAGGTTGTGTACCGCCGCCACACGAACTTCGCGATGGAGTCCATTGAGAACCCCTTCAACGGTTCTCCTGGCTTCGGTCGCAAGGTAACTTGCACGATCCAGCGCAACGGCGACTTGATCTACCGCATTTACCTCCAGGCCACTCTGCCCAAGGTTACCCTCCTATCCACGGACGGCTCTGGCGCGCAGTTCCGCTGGCTCAACTGGGTCGGCCACAACTTGGTCAAGAACGTCGAGCTCGAGATTGGCGGCCAGCGCATCGACAAGCACTATGGTGACTGGCTCCAGATCTGGAACGAGCTCACCCAGGAGGCGGGCAAGCAGGCCGGCTACGCGAAGATGGTTGGCAATGTTCCCCAGCTGGTTAACCTGCTGGTTCAGGGCGGTGAGGACTGCGACAATGACTGCTCTGGCGGCGAGCCCAACACGTCCAACGAGTACCTCATGTGCGCGCCTGAGTACACGCTGTACATTCCTCTCCAGTTCTGGTTCAACCGCAACCCTGGCCTGGCGCTGCCTCTGATTGCGCTCCAGTACCACGAGGTCCGCATCAACCTGGAGTTTAACGACCTCCGCAACCTGTGCTACGACCAGTCTCCCTCTCAGTCCAACGTCCACACGGTCCGTGACCGTGTCGCGGCGGCGGGCCTTGTCGCGGCGTCTCTCTACGTCGACTACATCTACCTGGACACGGACGAGCGCCGCAAGTTCGCCCAGGTCTCCCACGAGTACCTGATCGAGACGCTCCAGTTCACGGGCGGCGAGTCCATCACCTCCAGCTCAAACAAGCTGAAGCTGAACTTCAACCACCCTTGCAAGGAGCTCATCTGGGTTGTCCAGCGCGACTCCTTCGTCTCCTGCGACGACAACGTCATCAACCCCTGGAAGGGCCAGCAGCCCTTCAACTACTCTGACTGGTGGGACCGCGCGGTCTTGGAGTCTGGCTACTCCGTCACCCGCGTCGAGGGCCTTGCGGGCAACAACCCCACGGTCACGGCGCTGCTCCAGCTCAACGGCCACGACCGCTTCCAGGTTCGCGAGGGCCGCTATTTCAACGAGGTCCAGCCCTACCAGCACCACACCAACGTGCCCGCGGTTGGCATCAACGTCTACTCCTTCGCTCTCCAGCCCGAGCAGCACCAGCCCTCTGGCACCTGCAACTTGTCTCGCATTGATAACACGACGCTCCTGCTCACGGTCTCCAACAATGCGGTTGGCACGGCGACGTCTGCGACGGTCCGCGTCTATGCGACGAACTACAACGTTCTGCGTATCATGAGCGGCATGGGTGGCCTTGCGTATTCCAACTAAAGCGTGGACAGGTCATACAACAAGCAAAAATACTCAATGTCAAACAATTTACACGAAATACGAAAGTGTGGACAATGTCCCCAGTTTCATACTTCTTTCTACACGTATTTTAACAAAATAATAATATCACCAAATATTAATGAGGCCAAATAATTATCTAAGAGAAACTCTGGAAATGAAGCTTCAAAAATTTTCACCTGAAATCGCTGTTCTACGTCAAAAGACACTAGAAAGAAAGGCTACGGATATACAAGCTAAACAAAAAATCATTCTGGCAAGGAGAAGTTCTAATGCTACAGGTTACAATGTAACGCCTTTGGCTTACAATGTAACGCCTTTGGCTAACAATGTAACGCCTTTGGCTAACAATGTAACGCCTTTGGCTAACAATGTAAAGCATATTGTACCTGGCTTACGAAATATTCCTGTAGAGAACATAGCAATTCGTAGAGAAATTCCAGGAAACTTAGTTTGTCCTCAATTAGGACATGGAATAGGCAACAGGATATTTCAAGTATTAGCGGCACTTGGATACGCTGAAAAATATGGCAAGAAATGTGTAATATCGAAAGCGAATAGTCGCGATGGTTCAAAACCCCATGAAAAAAATCTCGATGGAATGTTATTCAAGATATTCCCCAATGTACCAGTTGTAGACAGGATTGATAATGCAAGAGTAATAACAGAAGTAGTACCCTTTAATTATAACACATTATCAAACTCTTTATCCAACGTCATATTACAAGGGTATTTCCAGGATGAAAGGTATTTTCCTTCTGAACCAAGTTCAAGTGGCCTTATACCTAAGATAAAAACAGGCCATTACCCAAATACATATTTCATACACATACGAGCAGGTGATTATTTATATAAAGGAAGCTTTGGTTATGACCTTTCTTATTATCATAAAAGATGTTTCGATATGCTTAGTTCTGATACAAAATACATAGTATTTTCAGATGATATTGGATACGCTAGAAACTACATGAAACAATTCAGTATTTCGTATACCATTTCAGATAAAGTAAACCAATTGGATACCTTAATTGAAATGTCTAATTGTGAAGGTGCTATTTGTGCAAATTCTTCCTTCAGTTGGTTAGGAGCTTTCTTCCAGGATAAAACAAAAGGCAACCGTTTTATGCCTTCTCGATGGATTATAGGAAACAATTGCAATGGGATATATCCGACATGGGCTACTGTTGTTGATACATCGACTAGTAAAGGAGGTATAGAGATATCGGAAAATTCACAGCATAGTTGTAATTATATTTTTTCAGAATGGCAAAAAGTATACAAGGACCCTTATAGATTAATTGTCCAAGCAAGTAGTATTTGTGGAGGGGATTTATGGATGCCATTTCCAATTGGAATGGGTTGGCGATATGTTAAGTGTTTCAATAATAATCCAGCATGGCAAATTGGTCCCCATGATAAACTAGTCTTATGTGCAATTCTTACTTATACAGACACAAGAAGAAGGCCGACTGGGCTTAATAGAAGCATGATAGTTTCAAATCTAGAGAAAAAAGGCATTACGAATATACAGTTGACAGGAGCAGATTATTTTAATGCTCTTCCTACTTATAAGTTTATCATTTCGCCTGAAGGAAATGGTATAGATTGCCACAGACACTATGAAGCTCTAATGGCAGGATGTATACCCATTATAGAATATAACGAGCAAATTGAAGAAAAATACAGTGGATTACCTATACTATATACAAATGATTATTCTGAAATCACTCCAGCATATCTAGAAAATAAATATAATAAGATGATTAATCAACAATATGATTTTAGTAGATTATTCTTGTCATACTATTCCAATGAAGAACAAGAAGAAATAAGGAAATGCGGGACCTATTGGATAAAAAGGTGGTGTGGACAAGAAGTAGAATGGTATAAGAATAAACCAGAAGAAATTAAGTGGATTACTATTATTAACTATGGATATATTGAGTTTACACGGAATTTTTTAGAATCGATGAATGTATATAATAGCCATTTTAATATAACTATATATTGTCTCGATAAGGAAACTATGGATGCATTGAAGGACTATTCAAATGTCACCTGCATAGATACAAGCAGTATTATAAATAATTCGATATCTAGCTCATTTTCCAAATGGGGTGAAACCGAATATAAGACTGTATGCTTTTACAAGTTAGATGCTATATCACACGCACTAAAGAATAATTATAATATATCAATTGGCTATATCGATACCGACATAATAGTTATGAAAGATCCAACAAATACTATTATTCGTAATATGAATATCTTTCGGCATGTTGATTTATTTACACAATGTGATGAAAATAAGTATCATAAAAAATGTTCTAATCCGAATAAGTGTCCAAATTTTTGCGCTGGTATATGTATTTTTAGAAATAACTCCAGGACAATTGATTTAGTAGACTATAAGAAACGCGATATAACAAAAAATTTTACAGACCAAGATTATTTATTGGAAATATGTAATAGAAATGATATAAAACGTATTACGATATCTAGGGACATATTTCTAAATGGAGAATATCCAGGTGTAAACAATAATACAATTCTTAGTGTTCCACCATTTGCAGAATTAATCCATTATAACTATATAATTGGTAAAGATAAGGTTAAATATATGAAAAAAAATCACATGTGGTTTATCTAAGGTCTTATTATATCAAAGTTAAAATTAATGAAATTTACTTGTAAGTTATATTTATCTATTATGTATTTGACATATTTTTCTGATACAATTCTTCCAGATACCTTTCTGAAATCAGCAAGTTCATCTATACGTTTTCCATAAATACATGCATTATTATAGCGAACCTATCATTATATCCCTCATAATGTTCAAAATTTGCTATTGTTATTTTTTCTTGATTAGATAATATATCGTTAAGAGGCAATGTTGTCTTAATCTCTATATCCGGTCGAATAAACATTATATATTTAAATGTATCTCCATTTATCATACACCCTTCAACCATTTCAATCCCCCGTTTCATCGATTCCAAGGCACATATATGGTTTCTAATAAGACCAACTAGCCATTCACCTTCTCTAGAATTCCCTTTCTTATCCCAGGCATCCTTGTAAAAATAATTATCCATATTTACATTATTTAAAAAATCATCCTGACTATCTATCTTATAGTAATCAGGTGAAAGCAGCATATATTCATTATAATCAATTGGTTCTCTTATTATCTTATCCCATATATACTGCTTATTATCACTTGTTTTCCATGTATGCATAAATTTCTTGTAAGATAAATTATTATATTCAAGAATATTAAAGATATTGGCTATATGGCTTGTATAAACTTTTCTTGTCGACCTTGTTAGTCCAAAATATACAATGGCAAAATCAATACTCATACTCTATTTTAATCGAATATTATCTCTAAGCCATTTCCACTTCCAGACCAGGCCATTCACCCATCATCGCTTCCATTGCAGCCTGACGGCGTTCCAATGGAGTTCCCTTTAATTTAGCAGACCGACGCTTCCACCACCATTCGAACCGTAACGCTTCTCTTTTCGATTCGAAGCCTTTCAAATAACAGACCCTATACCACCCTCCTGGAACCCTAGATGTTGCTCTAGCGCCACCTGCTAAAGCACCATTATGTTGCTGTAATCTACGGTCAGGATCTACAGTTGCACCCACGTAAGTTCTTGTAGGAGCTTCCACGGTTGCTAGTAAGTAAACGAACCATGGCTTTTCTTCCTTTTGCATCTCAGAAGAAGACATCCGAAACTAATCTAATCTAACACATATACAAATGTTTAGACTATATTAGAAACATGGACACCAGAGTTCTTCCGAGCATAGCAAATGTCGCCAATTACAGAGCAAATGAAGATTGG